TTGATTTTATACCGAGAACAAATTACGAGATATTTGAGTGGATCGACCACTATTTTGTTCTACTAAACTTATAATAGTGAAATCTCTATTTTTGACACCCACAAAACTCTTTTTTGAAGTATTCCATCTGTAAACCAAGTTTTTTCACAAACATATCCATGGCTTCATCGGTTGCCAGATATGAAAACATAATGCTCTGTTCTTTTTCACATTTGGGACACCAGATAACAATTTGCCAAACATCCTTCTTTTTGGAATCGAATACTGTGGAATTGAGCAGGGGCTTTGCGAAATCTGCGATTGAATCGTACATTTTCAACTTGATCGGCAGGGCTACTATATCTTGACGCATGAGAGTAGCCCTGAATCTATCGTTGAAAGTGATTATTCTTTTGAAATCTATTGCCATTGAACGATTTTGCCGTTAGTAAGGACACACGTATTGTCCATAATCAGAGCATCATATGATTTACGAAGCGTTTTGGCATACTTGATGGTTGCTGCACGATCTACTTGACCTGGAGATGGGATTCCACTGATCTGAATAACACCACTCTTTGTTTTACCAACCGTTTTCTTTTCAATTTCACGGTCTTTTGTGGTACTACCCTTGAGTCCAGTAAATGCTCTCCAAACTTCTTTCGTTGCTTGTGGCATATATTTTTCAAGTTTGCCGTTCATGTATTTGATGTATGCGTCTTTGTTTCCTGCTCTGAGAAGTTCTGTCATTTGTTTCTGAGCAACAGTATCTTTTTCAAGGATTCTCTTGAAACGAGCGTCAATATTGGAGTTCAGGATTTCAAGTTGATCCGGTCCGAGGTTACGACCACGAATATACGAGTTCAATTCCTTGGTCTGGCGATCTGCCCAAATCTTGTTCGCTTCCGTCGCAAGATCGGATAGGAAGGTATTCTGTCTTTGGTTATCAAAAGCTTGTCTATCTGCCTGTAATTTCTGGCGTTCAGGATCAATCTTCTTTTGTTGAGGTCCGTTCTTGACGTTTGCGTAGATATTATCAAGATAGCCATTGTAAAATTCACTGAGGATTTGTGCGGCTTCTGATTTTGGATCAAGTGATTTGTAAACCTGCTGAATCTTCTGAACTAATCCGACTGAATCAAAAGATTGAGCAATTACTCTGGATGCCATGTGTGTCCAGCCTTCTGGATCGGCATGACTGTACCTTTCAATCGCAGACGGCATTATTTTGTTGAATCCCTGTGGACTCATCTTTGTCCAGGTGTCGAGTACGGCTGGATCACCAGAAGCGAACATCTGGTCAATGGTTGCCATTTCACCTAAATCTTTTTCAACGCCGTCAATACCACCATACAATTCAAGTTTTTCTGCTATGGCGGCGGCTTTCTGTGGAGTTTCAAAAATCTTTGCGTATTCCTTGTTCTGGAAATATATGGAACGAAGTTCCTTATCTTCCTTGAAAAGTTTCTTGTATTTGGCTGGAATACCAGATTTCGCATCAATCTTTTCTGGCGTGATTTTTTCTGCTTTGCCGGGTTTTACGGCTGGTTCAATAGGTTCATCAGACGAAACTTCGTCATCAACGGCATCATCAACATCTGATTCAAAAGTATCATCTGCGGAATCTAAATCCGTATCATCTGTGGTTACATCTGTGTCTGTGGTTTCTACGTCGGAAGGGGTATCAATTACATCGTTCAAATCTACTATTTCTGGTATTGGCATTATGCCTCCATTGGGATTCCGGTTTTTAGCAAATGCTCAGGCTTACCGCATACCTGTTGTCCACTTGGAGTAGTGTATGTCTTATTATATTCCTGAAAATTAGCTCACAGGAAGATTTTCAAGTTTTGTTTCTGTCGCGCCGGTAAGGGAATTACTTACAACCGTCTTGCTGGGGGTCTTTATCGGTGCCATCTTTGCTGGTTCTGGTTGAGGACCAGGTTCTGGTGGTGTTGGGGGAGGAGTCGATTGAATCCCGTGCTTTGCCAAGATAGCAGATTCGGTGGCTGGATCAGCGTCGGCTTTCAATGACAAACTAACATTTGGTGGTGGTGCTGGTGGAAGATTATTTGCTGTTTCAGCATCCATTTCGTTTTTGTGAGCAAGAAGATGAAGACGAACGTTCATAACGCCTTCTTTCTTTTCTGGATCGTTGACTGCTTTCTGTCCTTCAGCGGAATTGATCCAATCCTTTCCGGTTTTGAACTCAGTGGAATGATCGTCAAAATCTTTGTCAATAGCAAGACTTGGCTGATACAAAATACTGTCGGCTGGCTTAGGAATTGGTGGGTGACCTTGTTCCTTAGCGATGGAAGACATTTTTGTATACAAAGCCAACTGTGGTGAAGGAATTGGTACGCTGTTCAATAACTCGGTGATTTCCGCTAACTGCTTGTTGCGCGAGTCAGCGCCGGGAATTACCAAATCATCAAGCCCAGAACATTCCTTCATCAACTCTAAATTATTTGGGTCTTGTAAAAGTTCAGCAATCATTGGATTATTGGTGCTGTTCTGAAGCAACAAATCAAATGCTGCAGATTTTTCATCCAAAGTTTGTGGTAATCCTTCACTCTGTGCTGGATAACAATCAATATTCCCCTGCAAATCCTTGGGGTCGATGTTGAGTTCAACATCCTTCTTATCCGTGGTCATGATCGTATTGATAGGCTCATTTCTATACTGCGCACATCTCACTGCTTGACCGATTATACTCGCATAGGCATATTGGAAGGCACTCCAACAAGGTCCGAGTTGTGCTTTGCTTGCGTCTCGAAGTTGGGCAATGCCACTTGCTGTTTCGTTGCTCTCGTCGGCTGCTCCGAAAATGCTTGGTTGAAGTCCAGTAAGATTCTGAAGAATCGGTCCAAGCAATTGTGTAAGCCACGCATCCATATCCGAAGAAATACTTGACATTGGTTCGCTGAAGAATGCGTTGCCAATTGGTTGACCGGGAGGATTTTCGTGATCCTCTTTGAGTGGGTAATGCATCCCAGGGGTTGATTCTTGATCTGAAATACTGTCGCCATCAACCATATTTGGATCATACCATACAGCAGGAATCTGGTACTTGTACGTCTGCATCCTGATGTAGATAAGATCATTGATCATATCTTGAACTTCAACCACGACCAATCCACGAGATGGCTTGTTTTGTCCATCACCCGGATCGGGCGCAGTAATTGTCCAGTGTTCATCCATTGATTCATTTCGGCTTTCAACATATTGCTTCCCACAGAAACAAACATAACAGCCGTTTGGAAATTGCTCCATCAATTTTGTTCTAATGTCCAAATCTTCAATTTTTAGAAACGCACCGGGACGCAACCAATTCATTTGTTCTGTTACCAGATTGATAAACGAACCACCACTTTGAGTTAGAAGTTGTGTACCTTCTATTACACCAAGACGAGCTATACGATCATATTCCTCTTCACCCGGAGCAGTACCAGTCGTGATTTTTTCACCAAAATTGGGATACTTTGCTCGGGCGGTAGCCATGTCAATTTCTTGTGATTTTTGTACGAATACGCAATCTGCTTGGTTACGAGCAAAGATTGGAACCTTGACTTCCAGTACACCATAAGCGTCAATCTGTTCTTGAGAATTTGGGTCAGTTTTTTCATCATCCTTCCAACCATATCGTTGACCATCAGTAACATATCGTGTATAAAAAGCAGTTCTACCATCAGTCCAAAAACGCATGGCGGCGTTCTGAAATAGATCATTGATATTGTTATTTCTTTCAATAACAAGTTTTAGTTTTTCTGCTGTTTCGGAGGTGGTAATATCTTCAGGATTTTTTGGATTTGAAGGTTGAAACTTTACACCGGGAAGAAACTCGGTCATAGAAGCGATAAAGGTCTGTGCGCATTGCTTGTAAATGTTCAGAGTGTATCTATAACGACCTTGCTCGTCTTCGTCATTACCAGTATCTTTAGTTAGAATACCATTCCATTGTTTTTGATCGCCATTCCAAATAAGGTGCTGTTCATTTCTGTAATAGAAACGCTGTAGTCTTGCTTGGCGAACTTCAAACCTGCGAGGATAAATGTCCGGCTTACAAAGTTCGACAATCAACTTTTCCAACTGCTTTTGTAGAGTAGCTGAAATAGGTTTCTGGTCATTGAATGACTCAAGAGACTTGCCCTCAGAGGGGGCAAGCTGTCCCGGTTTGAAATTGTCTATGATATCCTGATACTTATTCGGTTCCATGTTTATCCCTTAGTGCTTAGAACCCATGAAGGCAAGCGCCAATCTCGCTCTCTTTCCGAGAGTTCCACTGTCATGCTTGTGTTCGTCGGCAAACTCTTGAGTTGATTTTCCTGCGCGTTGTGCGGCTGCTTTGAATATGCCTTTGTGACCAGAAGCAGCTATGCCTTTAGCAACGCCTTGCTCCCAGTCACCTTCGCCAGCTACGTGTTCCTTTTCAATGCCTGTCGTTGCCATTTTTACCTCTTACCGAGAATCGACCCGAAGTCACTGAATGGATTTGAGGACTGCTTTTCGTCGTCGTTGCCAAAATCATCCTTGTGGGCTTCTTCCTCTTCTTCTGGGTCTTCCTTCCATTCCTTTTCTTCGGAAGTGAAAAACTTGTCAAGTTTAGATTTCAGTTCATCAACATCCTTGAATGAGTCGTGTGATTGTGAGCCATCAACGTTTTCTGTATGAATCTCTTTTGTTGGCTTGTGGATGTGAATAACCGAGGCTTCTGCTGTTGGATCGGCTTCTGGTTCTCCTTCTGCTGGTTCGTTGCTATCTAACTCAGGAAGTGCCTTGTCTTCAACTGCTCCTGCTGACTTTTCCCATGGTGCTTTGTATGCCGATTTTGCCATTTTATTTTTCCTCTTTGGAATCCAGAATTGCCTGGATTAGAAACTCTTGTTGATTTTTTAGTTTTGGTTCCATTTTTCTTCTCACGTCCCGCCACGTTTCAAATCCCGGCCTGAATAGCTTCTTTGGTGCTGATTTCTTTACAACTTTCTTGACTTCAGGCTGGACTGGTGGTTCTGGTGCTTTGAAACCGGTTATTTGTATGTCATTTTTGAAGAATCTTAGAAAGTCCATATAGTTATAATATCAATTTTTGAGATTCAACGTAGTTTGAATCCCTTTTTCTTTTTCCTTTTCATCTTTTCCTGATATCTCAAGCTAAAGATATTTTTTTGAGTATAATCTGTGATCTTTGCCAGTTTTTCTTGGTATTCTACTTCATCAGGCTTCTTTCGTGGATGGATATAGGACATAAGCCCATATCTAATACAATCCCCAATATCATCCTCAACCTGATCAATCTTTTTTACATCTTCAAGTCGTAGTGGAGCATTTCTAATCAACATTGGAATCGCTTTGAATGTTTCTGGACACGCAGTGCTGATTTGATATGAACAAGTTGGTCTGTCATTCAACAGGTTGTACAAAAGTCTCCAACCATCTATTCTCTCGTTGTTTGCTGGAATGGGGCGATTCATACCATTCGCAACCAAAACATCCCCAATCAGTTTTGCTCTGGAATGCGGTGCGTCACCAAAGCATTCAGGAGAAAGGTAGACGTGCTTCAGTTTTTGTTCTTTATTCAGACGGACTATTTCCTGACCAAGCGCTGCTTCCCCCATTTCTTTGATCACAAACTCCTTGTACGTCACATAATATGTTACGTCATTTTTTACAAGGGTGGTATGCCATAAAACAACAGCATGGTGAGCATAGCCCCAGTCAATACTCATCCAACGTGGTTGCCATTTCTGTTGATTCATCAGAAGAAGGATTTCATCTTCATCAAGCAATACGGCAGTTGGCACGAAGTTGTCAAAATATTGCCCACTGAAAACATTCCAATCTCCCCAACGGTAAGCAGCGACTAACGCAGGAGACATGGATTCAAGGCTCTTCAAATAAGCTTTA